AATAAATTTATCTAATTATCTAATTATCTAATTATCTAATTATCTAATTATCTAATTATCTAATTATCTAATTATCTAATTATCTAATTATCTAATTATCTAATTATCGGGAATATTCCAAATCTGCTGTTCCACTTTGGAATTTTAATATATTATAACGTTCCTCTATTATATACAAATCATAATTATATTTATAAATTGAACCCGGGTCTTTTGAAGTAGCAATTACTACACCTGTTTCTGGATCACAAATTGTTCTAAAATCTACTTTCTCTCTTTCTAACGGAGGATTAATACCAATATTATATTCAAATTCTATTGTTTTAAATTTATTTGTATTAAATGCTCCATTTGGTTGATATTTATATGGATCAGTTGATAATGCAAAATTATAACAATATAATCCTTCTTTACTATAACCATTGGAAGTATTATATTTTTCTATTTGGCTATATAATTCACTTGGATAATCATCTTCTCTATATTTTCCATCAACAATTATTGCGAATTTTGTCAAAATATTTTTATGATTTTTTTGACTAAAATCATCTGGTACATTTCCTGTTATATAAATATTTTTTGATAAATCACTTAATTGTTTCAATTCATCTAATATAAAATTATTTGGATTTAAATTTGAATTTAAGTATTTTTTATTATTTAAATTGTAATTACTTACATGACCATTATAATGTATAAAACCATTATTACTTATGTCTAATATTTGTAAATTATTTGGTTCTTTATTTTCATATGGCCAATTAGTATAATTTGACCATTCATTGCGTTCTTTTGCATCATCACGACGTAAATACCACATCCAACTAGAAACTAAACCATTACTATCAAATGTAATTTTTCCATTATTTTGAGTTAATTCTTTTTTTGTTTCATACACTAATTTAATCAAATATTCTTGCTTTCCATTTGCAAATAATCTACGTTCTTCATCTCCCAAAAAACATTGAGTTGTTATTAAATGTATATTTCCATTAAATTTCATAGTTTTATCTGGATAAATAAATCCATTGCTTATATCTCGGGTTGGTGGTTCTTGAATAAATCTGTAATAACCATATTGTTCTTTTTTAGATTGATCTGGAAAAATTCTTGGAAATTCATTATAAGTTAAAGGGTATATGTTTTCAGTATTAGCACTAACGTCATATAATACATCTTTTATTGTAAATAATTGTGAAATTGGTCTTAAAATAAATTTAATTTCTAATACATCATATTGCAAACATATTAATGGTAATGCCATTGTAGAAGCCATACTATACCAACTATTTATTGGAATATATAATTGTGTTTGTCTTATTGAGGGTTCTATTCCACTTGGATCTATTGTGTCTTTATAATTAAATGCATTTGGATAATTATTATTTCTATTTGCATAATTAGCGGGATCATTTAAATAACTAGTATTTCCAGACATTAAATTAAATAATTCTTTTTTATTAGCATCAAAATCTCTTTCAACGATATTTTGTATATATGAACCACTATATGATTGAATTAAACGACCATTGAATGTAAATTGAACTTCCGTTATTAATTGACTACCTATATTTTTTATCCACTGAAATTCGTATGGTCTATATTCGCTGGTTGTAATTTGAGGAAAATCAGCAGAAGTATAATGGTAAATTGGACTCCAAATATTTGGTAAAGTGATTGCTAAATAGGTATCCATCAAAAGATCACCATATCTTGGTATTTTGAAACTAAATGTAGTCGGACTAGAAAGTTGTAATTCTTGATTACCAGTTTGATCAACTCTAAATTTTTGTAATCCAAAATTTGTATATTTAACATATTTAGATTTAAAAAAGCTTTTACTAGGATTTCCTGTCAAAATTATATTTTGATTTCCAATTGCAATTAAATTTAATAAACCACCTGCCATTATTAAAACACTATATTAATATATATATTATTTTTTTTATTAAATCTATATTAAATAATAATATATATATAATTTAATTAATAAATAATGCCAGATTATAAAACAAAAGAGGTTATAAGTAAAAAATTTGACCAATTAATGGGTACTGAAAATATTGTAGTTATTATATCATTTGTAATTATATTTTTTATATTATTTTCCGTTTTAAGTTGGATATATAGCACATTAAGCAATAAGTCAAGAAGTTGTCTAAGAATAAACTCATTATATAAAGAAGGCAATGATTTAAGAACAGATGCTGCTGCTTTGCCTATTACAATTACTGAAAATAATAAACATTATATATTAGTCAAAAATTTCTTTATAAAAACTGCGTATAATTGTTGCTGCATTGATGGGTATAAAAATAATTGGGTTGATGCTTGTGCTCTTAGAAAATGTATATATCAAGGTGTGCGTTGTTTAGACTTTGAAATTTATTCTTATAATAATGAGCCAATTATTGCAGCATCAACTGCTAATAACAATTCTATAAAAGAAACATATAATTATATGAAATTTCAAGATGTATTAAATATAATAACAAAGGAAAATATTACTACTAAAATAGACAATGCAAGTGATCCATTATTTTTACATTTTAGAATAATGAGTGATAACATTAACATATATAAAAAAATGGCGATTCTTATTAAAAGTGTTTTATTTAATAATAATGATCAAAATAGAAATAGATGCAATATAAAAGAAAAAGATTTAGTAATGTCAAACATAAATAATAATGAATTACAAAACAAATATATTATTATGGTAAATGCCAAAAACTATGTTAATGTTCAGCAAACTGACTTAATAGATTATGTTAACTTACAATCTGGTGGTCCAAATTTAGGATTATTAAGATATCAAACATTACGTGCTGCTGGAGACAATAATGCTTTATTAAAGGCTCAAACAAAAAAATCATTATTTATAGTATTACCTGATTTAAATAATAGTATAGAAAATTATGATTGGACAAAAGCATATAGTAATGGTTGTCAATTTATTGCTATGAAATTTCAAAACGTAGATAATCAATTAATTCATTATAATAAAATTATGTTTATTGATAATAGACTCAAATCAATTATTTTGAAACCACCAAATTTAATAGAATCAGATCAAAGTAACCCCGAATATGAAAAAATTTATGAACTTGGTGGGAATACAAGAGTAGATGCTAGTTTTTGTGAAATTTTAGGTAAAGGTTATGATGATAAATCTCAACAATGTACCTAAAAAAAAAATAACTTAATTTAAAATTATTACTATCAATAATAATACAAATAATATAATATATAATATTTGTATTATATATATTATTTAATTTAATTATGGATTATAAATCATTTGAAGAAAAAGAATTACAAATATTAAGATATGCAGTTGATGAAGCTGGAGAAATAATGGGTAAAAAATTAGCACAAAGTGAAGATATACAAAAACTTATTTCTTTATTAGAACATTATTTACGTACTCATAAAATTTTATGCTATGGTGGGACTGCAGTTAATAATATATTACCCGAACAATTTCGCTTTTATAATAAAGATGTTGAAATACCTGATTATGATTTTTTTACTCCAAACGCACTTGAAGATGCAAAAAAAATAGCTGATATTTTTTATAAAGAAGGTTATAAAGAAGTTGAAGCAAAATCAGGAGTTCATAGTGGGACATATAAAGTTTTTGTTAATTTTATTCCAATTGCGGATGTTACACAATTGGATTATCAACTTTTTAATAATTTACATAAAAAATGTATTAAAGTTAATGGTATAGCTTATTGTCCTCCTAATTTTTTACGTATGGCTATGTATCAAGAACTGTCTAGACCCATGGGTGATGTTTCCAGATGGGAAAAAGTATTAAAAAGATTGTTATTATTAAATAAAAATTATCCATTAAAAGGGGTTCAGTGTTCTAGGCAGGATTTTCAACGGACTTATGAAGGCCCTATTGAAGAAAGAAATACTATTTACGAATTAAGCAAACAAAGTTTTATTAATCAAGGATTAGTTTTTTTTGGTGGTTATGCTGCAAGTTTATATGGGAAATATATGCCACGCAAAGAAAAAAGAGTAATAAATTCTATACCTGATTTTGATATATTATCAGAACAACCAGAACAAAGTGCTACAATATTAAAAGAACAATTAAATTATGAGGGGTTTAATAATATTAAAATTAATAAAAAACCAGCAATTGGTGAATATGTAGATGAACATTACGAAGTCGTTATAAATAGAGATACTATTGCTATTATTTATAAAGCAGAAGCTTGTCACAGTTATAATTTAATTTATATTGATAATCAAAAAATTAAAGTTGCATCAATTGATACTATGTTATATTTTTATTTAATATTTATTTATGCTGATCGTCCTTATTTCGATGAAAATAGATTATTATGTATGTCTGAATATTTATTTAAAGTTCAATTAAAAAATAGACTTGAACAAAAAGGATTATTAAAAAGATTTAGTGTAAATTGTATTGGAAAACAAAAAACTCTTGAAGATATACGGGCAGAAAAAGCAAATAAATTTAAAGATTTAATTGAAAAAGGATTCAATAAAGGAACAAAAGAATATGAAACTCATTTTTTAAGATATGTTCCATTTGAAAATGATAAGAAAAAATTAGAAGAAATAGAAAATAAAAATAAAACAAATCAAACAAAAAAAGCAAAAAAACCTATTAAAAAAGAAGCCAAAAAACGAACAAAAATAAAACGTGCTAAACCACATAGAAGAAAAAGATAAAAAAACTAGATAAAATATAAATATTTATATTTTATAAAAATAACATTTTTCATTATTATCTTTTGAGAGACCATATTTTTTACATTTTCTTGTAATTTTAGTTTTTATTAATTTTTTATTTTTTTTAATTTTTTTAATTTTTTTAATTTTGTTACTATTAATGTTACTAGATTTATATATATTATTTTTATAAATTATACTTTTTTTTACATCTAATATAAATGGTTTTAATAATTCTTTATTTTTTCTTTCTGGATGACCTTGAAAACCATAAAATGGATAATTCTTATATTTTATAATATTTATAAATGA